TTTAGCTAAAACTGCTGATTTCTTTTTAGCACTCGGTGTTCGCTTGGGTTTGTTAAATCCTGCAAAACTTTCACCTCTGTAAACAACTCTACCAGAAGCCGTTCGTTTTACATCTTTAGTAGTAGCCATAACAACTCCTGCGAATTAAAACCTCTATGAGTGGAAAATATTCATCAATGAAACAGTCGCGACTGTGTACGCGAGAGCTAAACCATCTACAAACAAAAGCCCCTCGTCAGGTATAGTATTATCTACCGTAGCATGATCTGTACCAATAGTTTGAGCTTTAAAAACAATAGTTCCACTTTCAGGTGTTCCATTATAAAAATCAACTAACCCTGCTGTTCCTCCAGATACAATAGAAGTACCTACAAGCCGAACTCTGCCACCGCCTCCTGCTGCTTTAGCACACAAATCTCCTGAGCCTACTGTGATATTTGCAGCATACTTGGCAGAGCATTCAACTCCACTAACTGTTAAAAATAGTTTAGTTCCTGCAACTGCTTCTGCCGAACCTGTTGAAGTTATAACTTCAGTCATTGCACTGCCAAAAACATCAGTTCCTGTAATCGTACAGGTTTTACCATTATCGCCTGTGCCTGTAGTCGTAACGGTTACGTTTCTAGCACCACCACCTAAAAAAGTAGTCTGTGCCATAGTCGCTGATGTATCTGGTCTAGCTGCTGTAACTAAACGGTCTGGGTCTGCTGCGTTCTCATCAGTTATAAACGCCACTTGTACGTCTGATCCTGCCATTTTAATCTCCTATAATGAGAGGGGGGAACGAGTCCCCCCTGATAAATTATTGCAAGTTCATATAAACTAAAGAGTACTCAGTGTCTGCCCTTGCAGCCATAACTTCACCGATTTCGGTAAGGACGTTATCTGTTGCAGGAGCAACACCACCTGCTGTACCGCCTGAACGGACACAGATGTTACCGACAACTACTGTACCAACGCTCAGAAGTGCTTGTGGACCAGATACAGTAAACCAACCATAGTAAGATGCGGTCATATCAATAACTGTTGCACCCATCACAGCACCTGTCTCTGTTGCAGGGGCAACAATCAAACCTGTGTATGGATTAGCAATAAGTGAAAGTTCTGAAGATGTAGTTATCGCAGTAGCTAATGGATCATAAGTTGTGATTACAACACTAGGATCAGCAGAGTGGTCATGAGCAGGGTTTGATTTAACCCTCATTGTTTGACCTTCACCTGCTACATCGTTCACCCACAGATATCCATCTGCATATTGGTTTAAAGTCATGTCAGTATCGCCTGATGTTTCAACAGAAATAGCTGTTTCACCTGCTGCAACTCCTGCGGTTCCTGTCATGTTGGTGTGGTTTGCAATAATCGCTGCATGTTGTACAAGCTTTCCTGCTGTAACCGCTCCTGAACCCATTTGACCGTAACGATAGATGTTATTGCCGTAATGAAGTTCAGCACCTAATGGAAATAGTTGAGTTGAGCTTTCAGCATATGGATTAACAGTACCGTATTGACTGCCACCCTTACCAATGATTAAATCTGCAGGACCATAACCTGTCGCAGCAGCATATTGAACGTGACCACCTGCGGTGTTATAAATGTTTCCTGCAGCGTTTACAACGAACCCATCAGTATCGGCTCCTGTAGAAGCATTTCTTGTAATAGATTTGAAACCGTTTTGCGAACGAACGGCTCCTGAAAAAGTTGAGTTACCCATATTTGACTCCTTGTCTAGGTTAATGTCAGTTACATTTGGTAACTGTCAAGGGATATCTTTATGTTACATAAAAAAAGAGCAGCTGACAAGCTGCTCTTCTAAGTTTGTTAGAGCAAAGATTATGCTCCTGGAGAACCAAACACACATCGTGGGTCTGAAACACCAAAGCTGTAACGCTCACGAGCTTTGTATCGCACGTTGCCTGTATCAAAATCGCCTTCCATAGAAGTTTTGACAGCACTACGCTCAAAATGTTTGAAACCGTTAGGTGCATCCGTTTTAATGAAAAATGCGTCAGTATCAGTTAGGAAGTGATTTACTACATAACCGTCTGGCAACATTCCCATGTTACGAACTGCGTTGATGTCATTGTCTGCTGTTCCTGTGCGAAGATTACTAGCCATCAAACGTTCAGCTACAAACTGAAGTGAAGATGGGATAATCATCTTACGCCCTTGCAGAGCAATTTTTAGTCCACGCTCATCAATAAAGGCAGCGATGTCAATTAACGACTGCTCTAAAGATGTTTCGTTAAGGTCAGCAGCAGTAGACAACTCGTTGCGGAAATTACCGCCACCATTAGTAGGGTGGTCAGTTGCACAAAGTTCTTTACCGTCGCCATAAGTTACTGAGCTATCAAACGCATTGTTCAATACCGCAGCAGCCTTGACCTGCTTAGTGTTTGACATAGACCGAGCCAAAGCACGAGTGTAACGAGAACTGAGTCGATCATAGAGGTTATCCTCTACAGCTTCTTCTGTAATCGCAAACGCAAGAGCTATTGTCTCATGTGTATATCGAGCCGTAAATGACTCATTTGCTGTGTCAAATGATACTGCGGAGCCTTCCCCTTTAACAGGAGCAGCACCAAAGCCACTTAACATTACTTCTTCCTCAAACGCTCTGTCTGAAGATTCTGTTTCGTATATTTCGGCATGTTCATTGTCATACCGATCATACTCCAGTCCGAATAGAGCGTTTAGTCCAGGCTCTAATTCTTTAAGGAGTTGGGATCTTGCTATAGCCATATCTTATCTCCTTATATGCCAGTTGTGGCGACATGGAACGGTAGGTTTAGTTTAACTAAAGCTACAACTCCTGCTGCTGCATAATCAATGCCTTCAACATCTTTAAAACCAACGACTCTAAAATTGTCAGTAGCTGTTGTTGCACCTGCGGAAGCTACTGATATCTCACCACTTGAGATACCATTTGCTTGCTCTGAACCAAATCCTGTGCCTTCGGCATTTCCGTGGATCAAAGCTGTAGCTGTCACTAAGTTTGTTAAACTTGCATCGCATTGGATTTCATAAACCTGATGCGGATCATCATATACAAACACAGTAGCTTCTGTGCCTGATTTTAATGAAGCCGTTCCAGGATAGCTATTATCAAAGACGGGTTTGCCCGTCAGATCGGTATATTGACAACCTGCCATAACACCAAGAATCGCCACTGAACCACCGTCCGCTGCACTTACATCGACAAGACCGTTAGCAAGAGGAATTACCATGTCACCTTGATAGATAGCACTGGATGAACCTGCTGTACCGTTGATTTGTACTTTATAAGACGTTAAACCGTTTCCGTTCGGTGTAGACCCTAATTTGTTATGAGGTCTCAACCCAAAAGGTGAATCTGTATTCGCCATGGATTAGTCTCCTAAAAATTATTCAGAGGATTTATCTCCCCCGAAGGTTACACGAGATTGCCTATCAGGTTTGCTAATAGGCATGGATGGGTGTTGTTCCCTCATGAGATCGTTGTCAACTGCATCCATTTGATCTTGAGTTTGACCTTGGAAGTAAGCTGTTCGTTGACCAACTGTTTCTGTGGGAATTCTTGCGAGTACTAAACCGCCAACTCCAATAACACCTGCGTGTTTACCGTCTTGGACGGTAGGAGCTTCAAAGTCTGGATACTCATCAGCACGAACTAATTCAAAGCCTTCGCGTAGCCGAGCAGAAAGGTTCTTTTTATCATCAAAACCCATGACTGATTCACGGACCCAACGATGAACATATCCCTCTGGAGGGGGTGGAGCGTCTAATTGTGACGGTGGTGTCCACGGTTTATTGCGGACGGTTTTTTCCCTAGTTTGGGATGAGCGTGGGCTTCTATCATTCATAATTTTATCCTCACGTATTCTGCATACGAGCTTTTTGTCTCGCATACTGTTCATAAGATACACCAAGTTTGTCAGCGATTGCAACCTCTGATTTTGTTAATTGTATCTTTTGTTTGCCTTTTTTCTGTCCACCACGACTTGCCGAAGCTACAACTGGACCACTTTGTCTAGTCGTACCGCCAAATTTATGGGGAAACTCTTGTCTGATTCGTTTATCAACCTCAGCATAGTAATCATCGCTGTGTGGATCCCAACCTTCGCTTTCTACTAAAGTTTTGTGGATAGAAAAAGCGGTTAAGGTCATAGGCTCATCTGTGCCAAACCAATCATTTTTATCTGCCCACGCTGCTGCTTTAGGGTCTGGTGGTGCAGGTTGTTGCTGTTGCTGTTGCATCGGTTGTTGCACAGGAACAGGTTGTCGAGCTCGTTGTTCTTGCTGTCGTTTTACCATCGCAAGTTTATCGTTTTGCGAGGCTACATTAGCAAGTTGTCTTTGAGCTTCTACTTGACCATCAACATCACCTCTATCAATAGCTTCTTTCAAAGTATTTCTGTAAAGTTGATCTTGTAGCTTTATTCTATTCTCAAATTCGCTAACATAAGAGTTATCTAAAGAAAGGTTTTTCTTTTGGTTTTCTTCAAGCTCTTTTTTAGCTGCTTGAGCATATTGTATAGCTGCTTGTTCTCGACGTTCAGCTTCACGCATCTTAGCTGTAAGCTTACTAATTCGTTTTTTAACACCTTCGCTGTATTGCTCTAGTTCATCACCAGATTGTTCTGGTTTTGATTGAGTTTCAACTTCAACTTCAGGTTTTTCTTGCTCTTCGGTTTCAAGAACCTCGACTTCAACCTCGTCAGTTTCTTTTTCTTCGACCTCTTGGTCTTGTTTTTGTGCTGCTTGTGGCATGGTTACTCCATGTAATTAAAGGTGCAAAATATCATCGGGGTTATTAATGCGAGCTATTATCTCATCATCATTAAGAATGCGGACTTCTCCACCCTCGATTTTAAATCTACTTCCCGCATATCTGCCGAACAAAACCCAATCCTTTTCTTTACACCAAGGAGGAGTATCTTCGCCAAATTTACTAGAGTCTTGGTACGCTAATGGACCAACTCTCAATACATAGCCACATACTGTGGCAACGGCTTCACGTTCTCTAACTTCGTCAGGAACAATTATACCGCCCATTGTTTGTTTCTTACCTTGATACGGCAATATCAAAAGACGCCAACCTGTCGGTTGAGGTAATTTATCTAACGCATTTTCGGTAAGTTTGGAAGGTTCTAAGTATCTATCTTCTGCAGATACATACGCTTTTTCAAGCTCCCCTTTTTCTTTTTTCTTTTTCTTAGCAATATAATCAGGCACATATAGTGTTTTAGTCATTTTTATTTACTTTCTCTAGCAGGTCTTTTAAATCCTGTTCAGTTTGAGCGAGTTCATCTAAACGAGCTCGTAATTCTTTAAATGCGGTAAAGTCTGCTATAGGACCAATACATATAGCCTCTTTTAACAAACTTTGCCGATCACGAACATTTTTAAGCATTTTCTCATAAATGTAAAGGTCATTCATGAATTAACTCTAATGCTGTTTCTTTTGTTTCTTTATTTCTTCTAGTCCAACCACGACCAAAAGTTTCAAAAGTATTTAACTTTTCATAAAAAGACTGCCTTTGGTCATACATTCTTTCTACTAAAAACTCTGCCTTTTCATTTGCAATCATTTGTAAAGTTTTCGGACCAATAGCACCATCTTGTTTTGCCCCGACTATTTTCTGCATAGCTTTAGAAGCTCTGCCTGTACCAGAGTTTACTGCCCAATCAAAAACAGACCAGTCTGCACCACTAGGGAGTTGGTCACATTTGCACCTATCCCAATAATTCTTTTTATAAATAGGAGCTACATCATCTTGGGTTAAACCACGCATCTCTGCTTCGGTAGATTCTCTACCAATCCATTTATCATAAACAGCTTTAGTAACTCCTAAATTTGTCATGCCTCCAGGATCTTTAGGGTGATCGACAAAACCACCCTCATGTTTTAAAAGCATAGTCAAACATTTGTCAAAATTTTGTTTCACTTTGGAAACCCTCCTCAAAAAAAGTTTCTACTTCTGTTAACAACTCTTGTTTTGTTTTCCTTCTATCTAATTCAATGTCATGTAACCGCATTAGCTTTTCAAGCTCGATTTTACTCATAGAATGATAATCAGGTGCATCTTCATCAACAATAGTTGCCTCGATTATATCAGGGTCACTTGTATCGCCTATAACAATCGTTTCAGCTTCTGCTTTTGTGTAAATAGTTGTTTTAAACAACGTACCATCTTCGTTTTGAACATTATAAACAGGGTCTCCTGCCATGTTTGTACCGATTTCTACCATTTTCATTTTGTTAATCCTTTCTGTTTCTCATAAGTTCGCAACCCACCTAAACCGAGCATACCCATCAATACTGTCATTAGACTGCTCATATCAAATTCAGGTAGAGGCGGTATAGTAGCTCCTGAAAGACCTACTCCAAACAAAATCAACGGAGTTAAAATAAAGTGGTACAACAAAGCGATACCACATATCCATCCTACAAAAGGTCGCCAACCTCCTTTAAACAAACTGCCTGATGCAGCTTCCGCTTTGTTTATCTCTAATTGTGCGAGCAAAGCTTGTTGGGCATGAGTATCAGACATAGTGGCAATTTCGTGTGCCAACTTAGCTTTTTGATCTTTATCTTCTATAACTTTATCTAGTATTCCAGTAACAGGACCTATGAGACTGCTAATTATGCTCATTTGTTTTCTCCTTTGGTGATGCAGCTATAGTGAAGTTTACACTAAAAGACCTTCTTTCGCCAATAGTTTTAAAAGGGTAAACACAATGGTGTAAATGAGCAGGGAAAACTATAAAGTCACCTACTGTTGGTTTCATCAAAAAATTAGAACCTTCATGGTTCGCTGCTTGCCCATGAATAAATTGTATATGACCATGACTAGGGTGGTGATCTTTGTAATCTTCTTCCCACTCTTTTTCTATTCCGTCAGGTAATTGTAAATAGCCAACGCAAGAAAGTAATGACCCTTGGTGAGTATGTATAGGGTTATATTCATTTTCAAACTGACGAACAAACCAACCACTTGTTATTTCTAATCTATAATCAAATATATCAGGCGTTATGTTGCGTTTACCCATAGAAGTATACAACTCTGCATGACTTTGATATTTCATTAAAAACTGACCAAACTCTTCAGACCATGCTTGATTGAGTTCATCTGTGAATTTTAACTCTTGGCTAACCTTGCCTACAAGGTTGCCTGACCAATCTTCCATTTCATCGTTTACTGCGTTATTACATTTCTGTACAAACGCATCAGACATTTTTTTATACCCCATTACAGGACTAAAAGGAGTAAAAATTTCTTCATTTTCTTTAGGAGTGTAAATGTTTGCCATTTTGTTTCCTTAAGAGAGTTTCTTTTTCAACCACATAACCAAAGCAAAAACAGTAAGACCGTAAACGGTGGCTACACCAATATCTAACAAATGTTCACGCATATGGTAAATAAATTCGATTCCTGCTTCAACATCACTAGAGCCACTTGTCCCAATGTTTATTGTTTTAGTGCCTATCGTGGAAGCTGATTGCTCAATGATAACATCATTTTCCATTGTTATGTTCTTCCATCTTTATACTTGATGATTTTTTATCAGCCTTTGCAGAGTAAGCGTTGAATCCCATAAACGCAGCTACAACACCTGAAGCAGCAATCACATAAACACTTGCAATATCTGTAATCAGTGTAGCTGCTTTATCAAAACCTAAAACTGAAGCAAGCAGTATAATAAACGGATAAATCAACATCCCTGCTAATGCAAAACCTGTAAATCTACGCTCAGCATTACGTTTTAAATCACGATCAACTATTTCTAACCTACGGTCTTCCAAGGCTAGTTTATTCCATTCAACTTTTTCGATAACTCCGTTACCGTTAGTATCTGCTTTTTTAAACTCTGTCATTGAATGTAAGCTTTTCCAAATCCTTTTTTAGCAATACCTACCCCTTGAGGTTTTGATTTTCTTTTTGAAGGTGTGTCAGGGGTAGCTCCTTGTGCAGGAGTCAGGGGGTCTTTATCAATTATACCACCATCACGTTTTTTAACCAACTTAGGCATAGGAATACCAAATATCTTTTCGTATTGGGCAGGAAATTCTTTTGCAATATCAGAGGCTGCTTCTTCATTACCCTCTTCAGCTAACTGTATAAGCTGCTTTAATCGTTTATCCATTTATTTAACTCCTCTAAATTTTATCCCAGAAAACGCAGCACCACCACCACGACTAATCCTGTCAGTATCGGGGGAAGGATAGGCGTTCCCCATAAAGTAAGGCTGCCCACCATGAGACAATTTTTGACGACTACCTCGCCTAGTTTCTCTACCCATGCTTGGAGCACCAATAATAATCGCAACATCAAACGACTCCTCTTTTTTATTTTTACTTTTCTTTTTAGCCATATTACCCCCTCGTTTGATTTTGTTTCTGCAGAGCAATACGAGCTCGCATCTGAGCTATATCTTCCGTACTATCTATACGGTCACGCCCTAACTGGAAGTTTTGTTGAGCACGTTGTTGGTCAAGTGCAAGTTTTTGCTGATCGTTCTGTTGGTCAGCTACCATTTCTTGTTGACGCAACTGCAACTCTTGCTCTTTTATGCGTACAAGTGGGTCATCTTCTTCCGCAGGTGGTTGCGTTTTTTGATACTCAGCAATTAATTGTGCTTGTATCTGAGCAATCATCTTATCATGTTCCTCAGGCGGTTGCTGTCCTGCCTGTGGGTCTTGTGCCATCTGTTGATCGTGCATTACTTGGGCTTTCATACCCAAATGTTCATAAATATGTTTCTCTAACGTCATTAATAGTGGTGGTTGCATCTGTGCAATCTTACTATTCATATACGCAGAATGCACTGCGATGTGTGCATCATGGTCTTGTTGCGGAAATGCTTGCATTTTACCCTGACCTGCTGCTGCTTTACTCGCCTCTTGGTTTTCTGTAGACGGATCTAACGGCTGTGGCTGTGGTTCTGGGTTTAATATTTGTTCAATATTACTTACGCCCAATGCCTCATAAACACGCTTATATGACTCATATAAATTATGTAATTCAGGTGCTGCCTGAGCTAATTTCAACTGTTCTTGTGCTAAAACAACTCTTTGTGACATACTAAAGATGTTTGGGTCACTTACTGGTAAAATATCTACACGATTATCAAAATCTTGCATCTTAATCATACCATCCATACCAACATTGTACGGATAAGGGGTAGGATCTTCTGCAAACAAACGTCCAAGCATCCTTAACTCTGATTTCATAGACGTATGTAGCCGTTTATGCACCGCACTCACGATTCGTGAACCACGTTCCAACAATGCAATAGTAGTACCGACAGGCATTTCTGTATTACCCTGCCCCATACCCATATCGGTTGTCCCGATAAAACGTTGGGCTGCTTCTACTACAAAACCCATCAACTGAAACAACGTTCCAGAGGGTTCTTTATAAGGTAACGGCATTAAAGAAGCTTTTAAATCACCTCCAGGAACATCTACATCCCTAAATTCTCCAGGAGCTAATGGGTTTGCCTCATCTGCAATGCGTAAACCTCTCGCTTTAAATCCTGCTGGCATATTACTCAACGTACCTGCGTCAATTAACTGACGTAAATTAGCTGTAGCGGTGCGAGATAAATTTCCAAGCAAGTGAATTAAGCCAAAACCATAAAAACCTAATCCTGGAGTAAATTTATACTGCACAAAATGTGGAATTTTATCTTTTTTAGGGTCATCTGGGGTGAAATTACGCCTAATTGCCAAAA